AAGGGAGTAACAGCGTATGCCCAGACAAGAAGTGACATTCGAGTTCCCCCACGAGGCAGAAGACTCAAGCAAGCAAGAGCAGATGGAGGAGCTCAAGATTGAGCTTGAGCCGCCAAAAGGTCGCAATGAAGTAACCAAGAAGTCAGAAAAGCCCGGTGTAGAGACCGACGAGTTTGAGATCGAGATAGCAGACGATACGCCGCCTAAGGATCGCAACCGTAAGAAATCTGACCCCCCGGCGGAAGTTTCTGACGACGAGCTTGCGGAGTATTCCGACAAGGTTAAGAAGCGCCTTCAGCACTTTAGCAAGGGCTATCACGACGAACGCCGAGCTAAAGAACAGGCTATGCGTGAGCGTCAGGAGCTGGAGGCTTATGCCCGTAAGCTGGTGGAAGAGAACAAGCAGCTCCAGAATACGACTGACCGTAGCCACAACACGCTCATTGAGCAGGCCAAGCAGCAGGTTACGTTAGAGCTTGATGCCGCCAAGAAACGCTACAAAGAAGCGTATGAAGCTGGCGACGCTGACCAACTGTTGGCGGCGCAGGAAGCCTTAACCTCGGCTAAGATCAGGGGCGACAAGGTGGCTGGGCTAAAACCCAAGTCTTTACAAGAAAGAGAAACTCCTGTACAACAGGCTCCAACGGCTCCTGTTCGACCCACGCAAGCTCCCACAGTGGATGAACGTGCAGAGAACTGGAGACAAGAAAATTCGTGGTTTGGTGCAGATGACGAGATGACCGCATCAGCACTGGGATACCACAGCAAGCTAGTGAAAGAGGGTGTAGACCCTCGATCAGACGAATACTACGAGAAGATTAACTCTCGTATGCGCAAATTGTTCCCGGAGTCGTTTGACGATGACGATGGGGAAGAGCATGAACCGCCCAAGGCTAAGGCCAAGGCACCTAATGTGGTTGCACCCGCTACGCGGAGCACGGCCCCTAGAAAGGTCACTTTAACGCAAACACAGGTCGCCATAGCCAAACGGCTGGGAGTGCCGCTCGAACTATACGCCAAACAGGTTGCTGAACTGAGGAATACGAAATGACTGCGAACAGACTGAGCCGCGAGCTGGAAACCCGGGAAACGACCGCCCGCACGAAATCGTGGGTACGTCCCGAGCTCCTTCCGTCACCTACTCCAGAACCGGGGTATGTGTATCACTGGGTGCGCCTTAGCACCCGTGGGGCTGCTGATCCTACTAACGTATCCTCGAAACTGCGTGAGGGTTGGGAACCCGTAAAAGCCACGGATCACCCCGAGATTGTGCTGGTAGGCGTCGAAAGCGAGCGCTTCAAGGACAACATCGTTATGGGTGGGCTGATGCTTTGCAAAGCCCCAGTTGAGATGGTTGACGAGCGGAATGAGTATTACCGCAATATGGCTAAGAGCCAGATGACGTCAGTAAACAACAACTTTATGCGCGAGAATGACCCTCGGATGCCGCTTTTTAACGAGCAGTCAACCAAGGTAACTTTCGGAAAACGTTAACTTTTTAGGAGCTAAAAATGGCTACCACCGCATCACCTTACGGGCTTCGCCCCGTTAAGCGCGTGGACGGCATGCCCTACGCGGGTGCCACTTCCACGTACTTGATCGACCCGGCTGGCTACTCTACCAACATCTTCTTCGGAAGTGTTGTGTACATAAACGCCAGCGGTTATATCAACATTGTTACCGGTACCGGCGCTGACGCCACTACCAATGACTGGCCGACTGGTTCTACCAGCGTAACCGGTGGTCTTGGTGTGTTCGTTGGTTGCAACTACGTTAACGCTCAGGGTCAGCTGATCTTCAGTCAGTACTACCCCTCGGGCACCACTGGCGTAGTGCAGGCGCTTGTTGTAGACGACCCGATGGTGCTTTTCCAAGCCCAGCTGGACGGCACTGCAACTCAGGCTGTTATTGGCGCGAATACGTTCTTCGCTGCTGCCCAGAGCACTTCTACTGGCAGCACTTCGACCGGCAATTCCACCAGTGCGCTTGACGCAACTGTAGTTACTGTCCCCGCCGCCTTCCGTATCCTCGGTTTTGCTTCGCCCATCAGCGACGCTTTCCCCGATGTACTGGTGAAAATCAACCTCGGCTTCCACAGCATGACTGTGAACACCGGTATTTAAGGAGAACTGAGACATGGCTATTTCACGCGCTCAACTCCTCAAGGAACTGCTCCCGGGCCTCAACGCCCTGTTCGGCCTTGAGTACGCTACATATCGTGAAGAACACAAAGAGATTTTCGAGACTGAAACCTCCGAGCGTTCCTTCGAAGAAGAAACCAAGTTGTCCGGCTTTGGCGCCGCCCCCGTGAAAAACGAGGGTTCTGCCATGGTTTACGACAACGCTCAGGAAGCTTGGACGGCGCGCTATACGCACCAGACCATCGCTATGGGCTTCTCCCTGACCGAAGAGGCCATGGAAGACAACCTGTACGACAGTCTGTCGGCTCGCTACACCAAGGCACTGGCCCGTGGTATGGCTTATACCAAACAGGTCAAGGCTGCAGCTATCCTGAACCAAGGCTTCACCGGCTCGGGCAACCCGACCTATGGTGACGGTCAGGTTCTGTTCTCCACTGCGCACCCGCTGGTGTCCGGTGGTACCAACAGCAACCGCCCGACCACTGGCGCTGACCTTAACGAGACTTCCTTGGAAGCCGCCGTTATTCAGATCGCTGGCTGGACGGATGAACGTGGCCTGCTGATTGCAGCCCAGCCCCGCAAGATGATCGTGCCCCCGTCGCTGATGTTCGTTGCTACCCGCCTGCTTGAAACTGAGCTGCGTGTTGGCACCGCCGACAACGACCTGAACGCACTCAAGTCAAACGGTTCCATCCCCGAAGGTTATACAGTCAACCACTACCTGACTGATAACAACGCTTGGTTCCTGACGACTGACGTGCCCAACGGTCTGAAGCACTTCGTTCGTACCCCGATGCAAACTGGAATGGACGCCGACTTCGATACGGGCAACGCTCGTTACAAGGCAAGGGAGCGGTACAGCTTCGGAGTTTCTGATAGTCTCGGTATCTTCGGATCGCCGGGCGCAAACTGATGTAAATCAGCCACTTAGCTGGTATTTAGGGGTCCTTCGGGGCCCCTTTTTATTTGTGATTGACACACGGCGTGTAGGCTAGTAGTATTGTTACTGGGATATATACTGGAGCAAACATGAAAACCCTACTCATCTATGTAATTCGAAATGTTGTGGATCAAAAATTCTATGTTGGTAGCACGTCAAACATGCGGGAGCGTTTTCGTACCCATAGGGCAAAACTAAGGCGCGGGGTGCATCACTGCCACCATCTCCAAGCGGCGTGGAACAAGTACGGCGAAGATGTTTTTAGGTTTGAAGTTGTAGAACGTTTACCGGAAGACGCCACTTACGGGCAGCTACAAGCCGCAGAAGACGTATGGCTTCTTGAGCACGTTGGTACCAAAGAGTGCTACAACCACGGGCTTAGAAGCGGGGCTCCTTGGCGCGGGTGCCGCTCTGAGGACCACCCAAACTACGGAAAAACCCTGTCAGACTCCGCCAAAGCTGTGCTTTCCGAGGCCACCAAACACCAGTGGGAAACCACAGACCCCCGTACCGGCGCTAGGCATTCGGAGGAAACCAAGGCAAAAATCTCAAAGAAGGTCCAAGCCGCACTAGCCGAAGGCCGAGGAGGTAAGTTCATCCCCTCTGAAGAGACCCGCCGCAAAATGTCCGAGGCGAACAAAGGTAACCGGGGCCCCAAGGGGCATATCCGCACCGCCGAGCACCGTCGCCGTCTCTCCGAGGCCAACAAAGGCAATCAAAACTGGCTGGGCAAAAAGCACTCAGAAGAGGCCCGCCAGAAGATGAGCAAGCGTGTCCTCGAAGTGTCCACCAATGTCGAGTTCCCCAGTCTTACGGTGGTGCTGCAGTATTACAAGATGACGATGCCCACCCTACGCCGCGCACTTGTGGCGGGGACGCCTATATCCAAGGGGCGTTTCTCGGGGCTGCAGTTTAAGTACATTGACGCCACCACAACCTCCTGATATAAAGACCACAACCCCGGAACAACCCGGGAAGCAGACGGCTCCGGGCCGACGTCATGCAGACTGCTTCCTCAAACTCGCATGAGAGGAATTTGCAATGTCAAATACTACATTTTCGGGTCCCGTCCGGTCGCAGAACGGCTTCCAGAACATCTCGGTCAACTCGACCACTGGCGCTGTTACTGTACTGAACAACGCAGGTCTGGCTCCCGTAGCCCTGCCTAACGAGAACGTCACTATCACTACTGCCGCTAACTCTGGCGTATTGAACATCGTTGCTAACGTTTCCGCTGATCGCACCTATACCCTGCCTACTCCGGTAGCGGGCGCAGTTTTTCGCTTCATTTACGGCGGTGGCGCAGCTGATGGCCACGACGCTATCTTCACCACTGGTTCTGACCTGCTGTTTTTCGTAGGCGGCGTGCTGTTCTTGGATACCGACACCGCTGCTGAACCGGCGATGGTGTACTCCGATGGCGACTCCAACAGCAAGCTGCAGGTTAACCTGCCCGGCGCGATGGATGTGTCGTTTGTTGGTACGAGCGCAACGACTTATCAGGTGTTTGGTACCGTCGTGAGCACCGCTGCACCGGCCTTCGCTGACCAGTAAGGTCCACTTGAGGAGGTAGGTTATGCAGGGTGATATCTGGGCTATTACGCCCTCTACAAGTGCTACACTGCTCAGAACCGCTGCAAGTATCGCGGCTGCTGGTGCAATAACGTTGCTTACCAACGACGTGTCAATTAGTGGCACGGGGTATAAGCTACTCTTCACTTCCGCAGGCAACGATAGCGGTATTACGTTTACTATTCGCGGTGTAAAAGTAGGCGACCTCA